GTGGCGGGGCCGAAAACAAGAAGGCCCCGATCAATGTCGAGGCCCTGAATAGGTGCGCGTGTCTTCCCACGCTGCCAGCCAAAGACCATCACGGCGTCGACACCCAAGTGCATCGATCTCGCCGTTCCTGTCTCGCGCCACCCTGAAAGCGTGTTAGGTCATGGCGCGCGGGCTGCCGGTGTTTTTCCGTAGCGCTGCACTACCGGCTTATCGACGTCTAGGCCTTCCCGAGGGCTGTCCTGGCTACAGGTGAAACTACAGATTCTTTTTGTGGATCCGCCAACCCATGGCGACACCGGGATGCAAATACTCGCCGGTGCGTGGATGGCGCGAGAAGTCGGTCTCGCCAACTTGGCGTGCGACCGCCTCCCATGCCGTTCTGGCGCGCTCCAGCAGATTGCTTTTGGCTTTCAGCTTCACGCGCACCTCCAGAAGGTTGAATTCGAGGCAATAAAAAACCCGGCGCGGTGGCCGGGTTTCGTTAGTCACTCCTCGATACGCGCAGGAATGACAGGATGGGTGAATAATGCGACATGGCGACATGACATTGCAAGCCCTTTTGAGGGACTATTTCATGCCGCCTCGCTTTCCAGCACTCCGACTGCTTCAAGCATGTGTTGCGCCTCGACCAGAGCCTCGTTCACAAGCGACTCCAAGCCATCCTTGATGGCCTTGTTCCAGCGCTGGTAAGTGCGCTCTGTAAGTCCTTGGGAATCCCAGTTCGTCATGTCGTAGTTCGAATCGGCCAGGACGATCATCTCGCCGGGCTTGTCCTCTGCTACCGCGCGCGCATGCTTGTTGGCCCGGGCAACATCAGCGTCTGCTGCCGCGTTGCGCCAATCCCACTGCCCCTCCTCCTTGTTCTCACGGTGCTTCGGCGCCTTGATCTGGGTAACCGCTCGCTGAATGCCCCTCACCTGCTGCGGCACCGCCCAGACCAAGACGGACTGTTGCGTGAAGCGCTGCGGTGCTGGGGTCTTCACCACGGCGACCAGCCGGCCGATGGAATCGATTTTGCGGCCACGGTGGGTGCTGTACTTCGCCACCAGGGCGTTCCAGTGCCGCGGGGAAAGCTGGGCGTGCAAGAGCTTGTGAACGATGCAGTCAGCCAGCAGCGCGGCATCCTTCCCGGATATCTCGCCCTTGAGTTTGCTGGCCTGCACCCGGGGCTCGACGTTGCATCCGCCGGAACTGTTGATCGTCTCGGCGGCCAAGGCCCGGACAACTGCTGAAATCACGTTGTGGTAGTTCATGCTGCCTGCCCCTTTATCAGCTCTCTGGTCTTTGTCCGGTATTCGGCGGTGATGGCTTTCACTTCTACGCGGCATTGCATTGGATTCGAGCCTCCAGGCGTTTCGCCTTCTTTGTGAACACCGCCTTAAGGCGCTTCAAGTACGGGATTTCATGGCGGACCAGATCCTGATTGCACTCCAGCCATTCCACCTTTTCGGCGCCGATCTTCTCGACCAGGCGAGGCCGGTAAACCATGATGTTTCCGCTCAGGTGGGCATTGCACTGAGAGCAGGACTTGTTCATGTTCCAGAGGTTGAAGCGCAGATGTGCGGCGGCGCCAACGCTGCGGAAGTGAGAGCAATGCCATTGGCCGCCCCAGGTCGCCGGCTTGTCGCAACTGATGCAGCCAAGGTGCGCGTCACGCAGACGGACATAGCGGTTTATGACTGCCTGGGCCTCTTTGGCATGATCCGCCCTCGTCTTCAGTTTCTCTTTGCGCACCTTGATGTCGGCGCGGCCAATATCCGCCAAGGCCTTCTTGGCGCTCGCCTGGACCTTCTCCGACTTACCGTGAGCGATGGCGCACTCGATCTCACCGCACACCGCCTGCGAGCTTCTGGAGGGCGTGAACATCGCTCGGCACTCTGGGCAGCGTTTGCGGCGTGGGGCGCCAGATTTGAGTGGGGTCTTGCGTTGCAGTGGGGTGCGCTTCATGCGAGAAACTCCTCGGTGAATCGCTCTATGCCGGTGCGGCGCTGAAACTCATTGCGCTTCGACACGGCCAGCAGGTAGCACTGATCGCATGGCGAAGAACCAGCACGCTCACCACGCAGAGCAGATGCACGGCGAAGCACGTATGACCCGCAGCGACACTTACAAACCCATCGCCCACTTTTGGCTGCGGCCAGGCCCATCACTTTCACGCGGCCTATCTGCTTGCCAGTGAAATCCACAAAATCTGGGTTCATCCGGTAGTCGGCTGGAATCGGCCGGGTCTCAATTGGAAGCGATGAGTCAACCGTGGTTTCGCATGGGCGGTAATCGAAAGACTCGCCACGCGCCATGACTCGTGCGGCGGTGGCGTTGATTGGCAGTTCATGACCTGCTTTCATGCCGCCACCTCCCGCGACTTCTGCTGCTCTGGAGCGAAGTCTCCGCGCAGGGGCATCAATTCCGATGGACGATAAAGCCGATTATCCTCACCAGAGCCATCGGTGAGGCGGCACTGCCATGCACATTCTCGAATGCGAAAACGGCTACCCGTTTCTGCCTCGACTAGGACCGATCCAGCGGCATGGAACACATCAAGCTCTACCTGCGTCATCGGTGGCCATCCCATGCGATCGCGTAAGGTAAGCGCCAGGTCGCCCGGCTTGAAGTTATGGCTCATGCGGCCTCCTTGAATGCTTCGAACTCGGCCATTTCGGTCAGGCGTTCTTCCGTGAGCGTCGGCCAATCGTGCAGCACCAGGTACGCGCAGCACTGGCGCCAGAAGTCTTGGAAGGTCTCCTCCCCCATCGAGTCGTAGGAAAGGCTTCGGGGGGTCTTGCGGGTGAGCTGGCCCAGGCCTGGGATGTCGAACGCCTCTTCGTCGCAGTACACGCCCGACTCCAGTTGCAGGGCCTTGATCGCGTCGTGGGACTGCTTACCGGAGAACCGATCGATGTTCTGGCTCAGCACCCGGCCCAGGCCGTGGACCAAACCGTTGAATCGTGGGTTGCGCGGCTGCTTGAGGTCGGCGCGGATCTTCGTGTTGATCCGAAAATCACGCTCACGCAGGATCGACCGGTCGGCATCGGAGGACGGCACGAACGCGGCCACCTCCTTGCCAGTGGCAGGATCGACGAGGCGTCGCAGCACGAGGTACACGGGCATTTGGCGGGGCTTGGCTGGCTTGGTCATTGCGCGACCTCCGTGCAACTTGCAAATCGCGCCCGGAGTGCCGCAGCAATGCGCTGATCGGACTGAAGCGCTGAATACATTTCAGCTAGTTCTTGCTTCCTCCGCCTCCATGCATCGTGGGATTCCTGCTCATTGACGAAGTATCCAAGATGCTCTTGCTTCCCAGTGAATGGATTACGGCACTGGGGATTAAACATTCCACTGCTCTTCTGGAAGTGAGTTCCAGGCAGAAGCTTTGATCTTGAGGTTTCGAGGCCGACCAAAAATGAATTCAGTTTCGCCGAGATGAAAACGCAAAAGTCAGGCCCGTAAATCTTGTTTCCAGGCAGTAAAACATCTTTATCTAGATGCTTACCCTGCCAGTCCTGAAGGACCATCCAAGCCCTGAAGTTTGAAAATGTCAGCCACTCCTCGGCCACCTCACACTTGGCATATGTTGGCTTTCTTACCTTGTATTTTGGGCAGTAGCTGCGCTCAAGCATATTTGACCACGCCTGATAAAATGGGCAGCGCCAGTTTGTTTTCTGATGGCCGTCGACCACCTTGGTAGAGCGGGTGACATAATCAGCATCATTGATGCCGACTCCGAAAATCAGGGTTTTACGAGCACTCATTGCTTTCGCCTCCCTGGCCCAGGGCGGCGTCGATGGCTTCATCCAGCGTGTCGAGGCAGTGTTCTGCGACTAGCGCTATTGCCTTGGTGTTCCCTGCGCGCCTCAGCCACCGATACCGCCCTGCATCCTTGCGCAGCGCCTCGTTCTCGGCAGAAAGACGTGCCAATTCAGCAGCTAATACCTGGACGTTTTTCTTGTCGTTGAGGTCGTGGCGCCAGGCCTTGTCGTACTCATCGTTAAGCCCCTCCACCTCAGCCTTCAGCTCAGCATTCACCTGCTCGTAGGCTTCGTAGCCGGTGCGTAGGCCGGCGTTCTCGGCACGGAGCTGGTCGCGCTGCCGCCTCCAGTGCTCGTCGATATACTTGCTTGCCGCCTCGTCCGCGTGCTTTACCCCGGCCTCAAACTGCTTACCGCCGCACGCGTTAAACCAGTATTTGACCGATGCAGACAGATCCTGCTCGCGCTGCTGTAGTCGCTCGTTCTCTGCGATCAGCGCCAGCACGGCGGCAGGGTTGGCGGCTGCGATGAACTGAGCATCAGTCAGCCAACTGCACCGAGCGACACGACGATCTTCAATCCCATCGCTGACCACCTCAAAGGCGTCCTGCACCCATGCACCTTCGGATGCAGCCTCGGCCAATTCCTTCAATTTCTCGTAATTGCTCATGCCGTCACCGCCATTGTGATCAGGACGCAGAACACGCCAATGGAGAAACCCGCCAGGGTGCAGGCTGCTGTGATTGGGAGGCTCATGGCTTCACCTTCAGGCCAGCGGCTTCGATTGCCTCGACAACATCGGGGGCGTAGTACATGTACCCTGGCTGTTCGGTCGGCAACTCAATCACCAGCACCTCGCGAGAGGCCGTCCAAGCCAGCCAGCGATTTCTACAGGCGGCGTCGCGGTGATCGACAAAGCCAAAACGCCGGTGATGCCAGATATTGAATTGGGTCAACTCTGTTTTCTCGCCCGTGAGGGGAGCCCAATGGGCCTCAGCCCAATCTTTAGTGGAATTTCCGCTCATGCCCGCTCCTCCCCTGCTTCTGCGATCAATGCCATGCGCTCCAGGCGCTCTGCGGCCTGGCTGGCCAGATTCATACCGTCGGCCTCATCCACCACCGGCATGCACACGAAACGGATTCCGTGCTTGACCATGGTGTTCGCCATCTCAAGGGATTGGTGTAGCTGTGCTGGGGTTGCTCGTTTCATGTCCGTTGCTCCAATTCCTGGACCTGCTTGATCAGCAATGCGCGGCGATCTGCCAATTCGTTGGCCGCTGCAATCCGCATTTCGGTTTTCCGTTCGGCGCTGGCCATTCGCATTTCCATCATTGAGTTCTTGACCAGTTCCAACTTCTTGCGCAGCACAGGCGCTGGCTGAGTGACGTTGCCAGTCAGCAAGCCGGCAATGGCGCGACCGTCTTCGGTGATCGGCTCAACGCTCAGGTCAGCGAGGTACTTCTGGGCGTGTTCGCGAGGAATGCGCTTCAGCTCCATTGCCTTGGTTACCGCCTGGATTCTGCGGTTGGCGTCAAAGCCAACAGAGACGTGCCAGTTCACAGGCTTGGCATCCTCTCGGGATTGGCCGACAAACCGCTCATACGCGCTGATGAACGCCATCCTGGCCCCAATCTTGTCCCCGGCATCGAGCACAGGCTTTGCGGCAGCCAGGGCCAACTGGATTTCGTCGGTCAGGACAACGGTTTCGTATTCGTCGTTGGTGGTCATGGCGATGGCCCACGCTTCGTCCTTGCCTGGGCGGCCGTCGGCGGCCTGGACGCGCTGGAGGATCGCGGCCAGGGTCAATTTTCCAGTGACTTCGCGGCGACAGGCCCACAGTGCGTTGGCGATCACGTCCATAGGGTGTTCGGCCAGATCCTCGGCCATCAGCTTGGCGGCTGGAGCGCTCAGGGTTTGCCCAAGGGTTTCAGCAGTGGCGCAGATGGCCATGCTCAGTTCAGCGGTTTCGGCGTAGGAAAGCATTGGGCGCACCTCCTTCGAGAATGCTGCGGCTGGCTTCCTGGGCGGCGCTGATGTTGGCCTGGGTGTTCTCCATCTGGCGGGCGGTTACAGCATTGACCTGACGCCCGGTGAGCCACTGCGTGCGGATGCCCTCGGCGCGCGAGACCAGCAATCCGAACTCGTGCGAGGCGCGAATGAAGAACGAGTCGTTGATCGTCACGTAGAACGCGGCGACACCCGGAGCCTCTTCAGCCCCGAGACGCTGAACAAGTTGGGCAACCTGCCCATTGACCTTGGCGTTGCGCACCGGCTCCACTCCATAGCGCTCAAGGTAAGCGATGGTGTAGGCGTCCCAGGTGTTGGTGTTGGCAATCTGCGCGTCGGTCTTTTGCTTTTGCTTCGGCTTCAGAACCTTGATGTTCGTCGGCGCCGGAGCCTTGGCGACCGGCAAGGTTTTTGAATCCGGGTTCAGGACATCAGGAATCAGTGAATCAGGAATCAGAAGATCAGAATCAGAAGAGAGGGAATCAGCCCGAGTCGTACCGATAATTTCGGAACGAGTACCGAGAATATCGGAAGTGATACAACCGTCTGAAATAGAAGGGATTTCTGAGTCCTTCTCGTTCTTGTGTGGGTTCTGGTGTTTGGTGAAGTTCACGACCTCGATGTAGGCCTTCCCGCTCGCCGTGTACCGAACGATGAAGCCTTTGTGCGCCAACCAGTGCAGCATCGCGTCAACGTCGGCTTCGCGGTAAGGGAAGATTTCGGCCTTGATGCGCAGAGGGCGATCCTCAAGACGGCCCTCTTTATCAGCCAGCAGCCATAGACCCTGGAACAGAAGGGTACATAGGGGGTGTCCAACGCCGAGTATCTCATTGGTGAACAGCGCGGGTTTTATGTTGCGTGCGCGGGCCATTACGCGGCCTCCTTGGTCTTGGCAGGCCGGTATGCGTTGAGAGCCCGCAACGCGGTGTGGTGACGACGCTGGGCGTTGTACTCGGTCTTCTTGGCAGCGCGAACACGCTGGAACTGCGCCTCGGTGAAATCCATCACAGGAAAGAAGGCGTCGTTGTAGGGGTCGAACTTCCCATCAGGTCGGCCATGGGCTCGGAAGTAGGTGTCGTACAGCGATCGCAATTCAGCCTTGAGGGCCTTTTTAGTAGTCTGCGCCTGGAACAGCTCAAGGGCTGTCAGGGCTGCGCGCTCGATCAGTTGCTGGTAGGTCATGGGCTTCATAGTCAGAACTCCAGGCGCTTTATTTCGGAGAGAAGAGCCCGGCTATGGCGCTGGATGTAGATCTGGCTGAGCTTCTGCTTGCGGGATTCGAAGTCCATGCCCACGTCGATAAGGGATGCATTGACGCGCTGCAAGTGTTCAATGCAGCGGATCTCGCAGGGAGTGAGGTGGTCGCGGATCGAATCGGTTGGGCTGATGCAGTGCGCCGCCCGGTACGCCTTGGAAGGCATGCCCAGGGCAATGCGGTTGATCAGGTCGAATTCATTGCTGAAGTGGTAGTGCTTGGTTTCTTTACCGGCGGCGAGACGCCCGTGCTTGATCGCGTCAGTTAGCGCTGGAGCCTCAAGACGAGCACGCTCCCTAGCCTGCTTCCCCTCGACAAGCTGAATATGACCGATGACGACAGCGTCGAAGGTGCGGATGACGTGCAAGTGGAATCGAGCATTGACCCACATTGCATAGGCGTAGATCAGCTCCTTGACCACGTAAGTCCCGCCGCTGCGCCCCTCAATAGTCACCACAGGTAAACTACCCGGATTCTGGGTAGTTAATTCATCGAACATTTCCGTGAACGATTCGGTTGCCATGTACTTGCCCGGCTCTTTGGTGCGCTTGTTCGCGCCATCCGCCACCGCCGCCTTGTGTAGGTCATTCAGGCAATACCGACCTTCAAGGTCTTGCTTGATTTTGACGCCGCCGAGACTAAGGGCCATTGTCCGCGCCACGTTTTGCGATTGCAGAAAACGTGGCGCGGATTCGTTGGTGTTGACGACTGATTGTGGAATAGGCATTATTCGCTCCAGAACTGATTTGTATGTGCTGCACGAAAAGCCACCCTTGCCCGGTGGCTTTTTTGTGCGTCCGATTTACTGCTTGGTTGTTTCATTGGCAGATCCTCAATAGTCCCTGAGGGGCTAATCAGCCCTTGCGTCCTATGGAAGCGACGTTGCTCCGGCTTTTTGGTGGGCGCGTCATTCGATCTAGCGCCTCGTTCATGATCTTGGTGGTCAGCTGTTCGGTTGTGATGCCGTTCGCTTTGGCTAACAGCTCCAGTTGCGATTGGCCTTTCCCGTCAAGCCAGACCTCCAATGGTTTTCTTTCAGGCACAGGGACTCCTTGGCAACTTCATGCCACGTCTGTTTTCGCGTTAAGCTCTTCCATCATCTGGTTCAGGCCGCGCTCGAGGATTTCCCGGGCGAGTACTGCTTTCTGGGTCCGCTGGAACCTGGCCATGGCGGTCAGCAGGTCGTCGGCCACCTCGTCGAGGCGGACCTTTGTGGGTTTGTCGTGCATGTGGCTTGGGTCGAAGTGCATCGTTTTTGCTCCTTTGAGCATGCAAGGTGAATTAAGCGGCTTGAGTAGCAGTGTTCTTGGCGGCTTCTTCGCGATCAGCCAGCAGCAGCTCAATGGCTTTGCCGGTGCTGTAGCCGACCATCGTCCCGCTGGTTGCGCGGGAGATCGTGGCCTGCGTGGTGCCGCACTTCTCAGCTACTTCTGTCTGCGACAGCCCGAGCTGGAAAAGGCGATTCAACATCTCTTGAACTGTCATGACGGGAATCCTATGAGGTTTTGCATGACAAATCATACGAATAAGTATGAGTCCATGCAATAGAATTCGCATAACCCGTATTCGTATAATTGGTGAGCAATGGATATCGCTGGGCGCTTGCGCGCAAAAATGGCTTCTCTTGAGATGAGCGAGAGTGAGCTTTCGAGGCGGTGCGGTGTTCCCCAGCCAACCATCAACCGCATTCTTTCCGGTGAAAGCAGCAGTCCACGCAAGAGCACTGTCGAGCCGCTGGCCAGGGCCCTGAAAGTTTCGCCTGACTGGCTTCTATTTGGAGGCGATGACTCCAGATCTAACGGATCTCCCAGTGAGGCCGACTATGCACTCATCCCCCAATACAAGGCGCACGGCTCGTGTGGCGATGGATACCTGAACGACCACGTCGAGGTCACCGAGGGCCTGGTATTCAAGCGGGACTGGCTAGCGCGCATGAAGGCCAAGCCTGAAAACCTGCGCATTATCTACGCCGAGGGGGATAGCATGGAGCCCTACGTGTTCGAGGGCGATGTCGTGCTGTTTGATAGCTCAAAGACCGAGCCAAAGGATCGCCAGGCCTACGTCATCCGACGACCAGATGGTGGGATCAGCATCAAGCGCATGATTCAGCAGATGTCCGGGGCCTGGATGATCCGTAGCGACAACGGTGACAAGGCCAAGTACCCGGACGAAATGCTGTCGGAGAACGCTTTGCACGAGATTCCCATCTTGGGGCGCGTCATCTGGCGTGGCGGCGAGATGTAGTACCAGCCACATAGCCATTCACTAATAGAGCCTGCCTTGTGCGGGCTTTTTTACGCCCATGAAAAATATTATGCAAAAACGTATTGACGACTGTTATGAGGATTCGTATAGTTCATCCATCGAGTCACCCAACAGGGACTCGCCAGGGCCTCACAGCCCGCCGCTCTTTAGTCGCACAGCTTCACCCTTGCCGGATCACCACCGGCCCAGATTCAAAGGCAGCGATGAACCGGCCTAAACGGTTCAGAGGGTTGGCAACTGACCCGGGCGTGCAGCGTAAAGCGCCAAGAACAGTTATCCAGCGGGAGAACAAGCCGAAAGGCCCGCGGCTGGAAGAACAACACGAAGAACGCCGGCGAGAACGTAGCCAGAAGCTGATCGCCAGCGAGCAACACAGATTTCCTCGATGCCCTTCTCACGAGGGGTATCAGGGAAATCAAACCGGAGAAAGATGATGAGCAATCAAGTAGCACGACTTCCTGAATGCCCTCAGCACGGCGCCATGCAACTTCAGCAGGCTGGCACTAAGGAGCAAGCATTTTGCGGAACCTGGTATCGCTGCAACCACTGCACGCATAGCGTCCTGCTGACTTCTAGCGAGCTGGTAAGAAAATGAGCAAGCCAGCAGCCGTAGCAATAGGGAGTCGGTGGCTTTCAAGCAAGAACGGGGAGCCCGTAATTCTTGTTGTAACCGAGCGCATGCCATTTGGGATTTTGGAATTTCAAGTAGAGGGAAAGTGGATTTTTGGAAGATGCAAGCAGGCCGACTTCCTGCGCAACTTCAAGCCAGTATGACCCACAGATTTGCTGATGCCGCTTCAATGAAGCGGCATTGGAAATCAACGGAGGAAGTGAGATGGGCAGATTTGAAAGTTTTCCGGAACAACTGATGGCCTGCTTCATGCTGGGATTTCCAGTAGCGGGCCTGCTCTTGGGTGTCGTTCTCCTTGGTCTTATCTGGCGAAAGGCCTGGGCCTGGATTGACGATGCGGAGGCAGGGCGCAACCCGGTTCTGGAGTTTATGGCGAGACTGCGTGGCTGGACGCCCTATACCACGGAGGGCAACGGCTACCAGTGGTGGAAAGATAAAAAAGACTCAACGCAAACGGAAGTTCTGCTGCCGTTTCTTGGATTGTTCTTTTTCTCCCCTCTCGCGGTCTTCCTCGCCATCAAACTTTACCCAGTCGTCATGGCTGCCATGACGCTGGCTGCAGTCGC